TAAATTTTAGGGATGTATTTAATTTTTAAGTCTTACTCGCATCCCATTTACGTTTGACTGCTATTGTTCTGATAGCTCAGGTTTTCGGTCTTACATTTTGGTTGCCTACTAACGACATAACAAAGTAAAACAATCTAAACGATATTAACAAATAATTTGATAACTATTTCTAAGATACGTAATATGTACCTCTAGAGGGGTTTTGGAGCTGATATGAAATACTGTATCTAGCAGCATCTAGTAAATGATTGAATTTATCTATTGGAGTATTTGATTTTCTTTCTAACCAAGAATAGTTATTTAACTCTTTAATAAGATTAATACTTTTAGGATCAATAACTAAATCAAAATCTTGCATTAAACTAATTCCATACGTTACGCTTCCTTGACCTTTTATACTTGGCATTATATTACAATGAGGTTTCATCTCAGAGATAAGTCTAGGTTCTGCTGAATCGGCTATAATTAAATACTCTCCTGCAAACTTTTTATTGAGAGTTATTAATTGACTGGTTGTAAGTCTCGGTTTATAGAAACATTCTTTTAAATATATCTTTTTGTTTGTTTGGTCTATGCTTGTCTGTATCAAACAACTAGGATCTGAAGCGAAGCCAAAATCTTCTCCAAATACACTAACGCCTATTTCCTTAAATTCTCCAATATCCCAATTAGTGAATATAACGCCCTCAGCTTTTTCTAACCATCCTCCTAGCATTTGATGTTTGTATTTTTCTGGTCGTCTTTTCTTTATGTTTTCTATTTGAGATAAATAACTCTCTGATAGGTTTTCTTTATTGTCTATATATGTGGTATGAATGTAAGTCGTGTTTCCTTTGGTTATATTAGAACCTGTTTGTACTCCTTTATCTTCAAAGTATCTTCTGTAGATCCAATGTTCTTTTGATGCAGGATTTAAAATGAGTATAACTCTATTTGTAGCTCCCTGCTGTCTAACGCTTAAATCTATCTTATCAAAAGTGTTTTCATTTGTGAGTTCTTCTGCTTCATCTAAAACAAACGTTGTAACGCCTTGTAATGACTTCAGGTTAGCTGTTTGGTCTCCACTTGAGGTCTTGATACCCTTAAAGATTATCTTGCTCCCAGAACGCTTATTTTTGATTTCGTCTTTTGTTATATAAAAGTCGTCAAAGATGTCTAGTAATTCTAGCTTGTCTATAAACTCTGGAATAATAGAAACGTAAGCTGAAGCTAAGGTATATCTGGTAAACAGAATAGTATGCCCTTTCTCGTAAGTTAGTAAGACCAATAATAAGTTAATTGAAAAAGATTTTCCAGATCCTCTACCTCCTGTAATAATGAAGTATCTAGAATCCTCATTTGAAATAGGACTGTACTTCTTATTTATATCAATCATTTAAACTTGATAAGGTCTTTGAAGTTTACGTTAAACCCTTCACTAGAATTTATATCTACTGATTCTTTAGGTTTACCATAACGATAACCAAAGTATAGATTTAAAGCTCTACCATCTCCTTTCATTATCAGCTCCCCTAGCTTCTTAATAACATCTTCATTGTTTATAAGATTATCTAACTTCTCTATTAGCTTGGTTTCTTCTATTTTAGGCTTTCTACCTGAGCCTACTCTTTTACCTCCGTGTGTACTCATAACTTGAAAAAAACTTGATTAATCAAAATCATATAACGTAATTTAATAAATAATTTTTGTGTTATGTAATATATGTTTCTCTGTCTTTAATAGACATTTAGTACGTTCTTTTTGTGATTTGTATTCTGTTGGTATTTTTAACCAAATCCATTTAGGTCTAAATACCCATTTAAAATATCTAACTATTTTTTTTAATATTCTTTTCATAATAACCTTAATTGACTTGTATGTAGTTCTAATCGTTTCTTAGCAGCTTTATAATAATATTTATCTATTTCATACCCTGTTAAATCATATCCCAGATTATGACAAGCTATTGCAATACTCCCTGAACCCAAATGGGTATCTAATATTTTATCTCCTTCCTTAGCATAATTCATAAGTAACCATTCATAAAGCTGTATAGGTTTTTCAGTTGGATGTATTTTTTTTTGTTTTTGTGGATTGTTTAAATATCCAAATCCTATCCAATCGTATGTAAATTTTTTTAGTATAGAGTTAAAAGAACTCCAAGCTAATTCTCCATCGGAATAATTTTTATTGTTTGCATTTGTTATTTTTTTATCCCAATATATCCATCCTTTTTTTGAAGGTAATAAATCAGCAAAATAATTGCCACCCCAAATAATTTGGTTTTTAGAAACTCTTTGTAGTTCTTTAAAATACTTTTTTGATGGGCGTTTTTTATCCCAATCTTTTTTTTTATGATGTTGTTTGTTTGAAAAAGTTTTTGCTTTACCACTTTTACCTTTTACTGTTGTATTACCATCATAACCAATACCATAAGGAGGATCAACTATAGCTAAGTCAAATTGATTATTTGACATTTTTTTCATAGCTTCCATACAATCTTTATTGTATATCATTCTCTATTTCTTTCTGAAGATTTGCTAAAGCCCTCCAAGCTACCTTAGCAGAATGACGTACTCCATCAGTATCCAATTTGCCTACTTCTAGAAGATGACGAGCTAAGGCATCTAATTCGTCTTTGGATTTACTTCTATCCCAGTGTAAGGTCGTGTTTGGGTGATGCTGTCTGTTACCTCTGTAACTGCATTTAGCTACTTCGCAAATAGCGTCAGGAAAGTATTTTAAAACTCCTGTATATATAGGAATTTCTTTGCGTTTTTTTTTATTCTTTTCAATCATTTTATTCCACCTTGTTTTATTTGTCTTATTATCTTATTTATCTGTTTATGGTTTTCTGACCATTTAGCAGCTTCAGATTCAAAGTAAGTTTCTTGTCTCCTTCTTTTGAAGTCTTTTAGAATTAACCTAAGTAAAACTAATAAAGTATCTTTATTCATTATGTCCGTCTAGTAATAAGGTTTTTTCTGCAATAGATAATTTCCTTTTAGGAAAAACTACTGACCTTTTTAACTTACCTTTTAACTTTGTAACTTGGATCTGAAGATTTCTGCATTTGTTTTCCAAATAGTGAACTCTGTCTATTTCATCTACAGACAAATCACTTCTAAAAGAAAATTCTTTTTCTATTTCTTCTAATCTTTTGTTAGTTTTTTTATAAAGTTTATATAACCTTTTACTATGGATTACCGTAGCGTGGTTTATTGGCTTTCCCTGAGATCTAAAAAACAACGCAATATTAGTCCATCTCATTCCTAGTTTTTCTCTAAGCAAATAACAAAGCAAAGACCTCATTTCTACAACTGGTCTTTTCCTTGTGTTTTCAAATATATTTATACCAGACATTTTTTTTATCTTGTCTGCTATTTCAATAGGTTTTAAATTCATTTTGTTCTTAATTTAAGTAAGTTATAACATTCTACATATTTCTGTCTTGCTTTACCTTTGTACTCTTGTTTAAATAGTTCGTATAGTTTTCTTGTATATTGATATTTAGTTCTACAGTTTTTAAAATATTTTTGTGCAAACTTTTTTCCTTTTCCTTTAAAGTAATTGACGTTATCGGCTGAATCGCCACAGACGCATTGTTCATAGAAATTATATAAGGATTGTTCTGGAGTTATATCTAATACTTCTCTGTGGTTATAATGATAGTTATAAATTAAAGCAGGAAATTGTTTGTAGTCTTTATCAAGTGAAACAATCATCACATTTTCTCTGCCTTTCTCATCCGTTAAATCCTGCCAATAAGTAGCCACTAAATCATCTGTTTCTATTCCATATCCATAAATACTATCATAATTATCTTTAACGTATTGGTGCATATCGTGTAACAATGGAGGTAACTCCAGACCTTTTCTATTTGCTTTATAAGTAGGAGTTATTTTTTTTCTGAAGTTTCCTTTACTGCCATTAAAAGTAACTACCTTAGTAACATTATATATTTCGTCTAAGTCATTTACTATTTTCATATACTGTTCATCAAATTTATCAATAGCATCTTCAATATTTCTATGGTAAATATCTTCTAATACTTCTCCTTCTTTTTTAGTCTTATAACAACTTGCAAAGACTAAACTGTCTGCATCAATTAATAATATCATTTCACAAATATAGTAATTATTAACAAATATTTAATAACTCTTATTAATGTTTATTCTACTAGCTTGGTTTTCCTTTAAGAGATAGACTTCTTTGTCTAGTCGTGTTTTAGTCCATATTGTAGTATCAGGACAATATAAAGTAGTGGGTTCTGGCATTTGTAAGTTATCTAACCAATACATAAAGTTTCCTTTAGGATCATTAATAAAATAGAGCTTAACGATATGTTTAGGTAATTTCATTAACTCATCAAACTTATATTTTTCTATCATCTTTTCTTCGTAATATTTAGTTCTGAATTTCATTTCAATAACACAGTCTTTCCCTTTAGGAGTTTTTCCTTTAGCGTCATAATGTTCAAACTCTTTTCCTGTCCATTCTAGCTCCCATCCGTCTATGTTAAGAACCATTATAACTGCCTTCTCTAATTTGTGTATTTTACTCAGAGCCATTTTCCCATATCTTGTTTAAATCAGCAATCCATTGATTTATTGTTTTTGGGGAGCAGGTGCAAGGTATAAAATATTTATGTCCGTAATATCGTGAGTGAAAGTCGCTGACCATTTCAAGTTCTTCTCTGGATATGTTTGATTTTTTACCCATTCTAAATTGTGTCCATTTTTCATAATCTTGTTTATTTAATTTTACCATCTTTTTATTTTTATCTTATTGAGATTTTCTTTTCGTTCATCGCAGCCACAATCATCTCCCCAGATCTTTTTAACAATCCATTTTATTCCTGTGTAAGTAGTGATTGTTTCTATAATGTTTCCTAGTTTCATAATAAATCTTTTAATCTTTTTTTAACTTTTCTATACGTATTGTATAAAGAATAATATTGTATTCCAGATTTCCTAGATAATTCTGCAATAGATTCTCCAGAATTAATAATATCAAAAACCTTACGGTCATACCAGTACATCTTCTCTAATTCAGCTTGAACCAGTTTATATTTTGCTGAGTAATCTACGTCTCCTTCTTTTGCCTTTAAGGTTTCAGTACCTACTCGTATGATGTTTTTACCTTTTCTTTTTAAATCATAGAATAAATTTCTAAGCGTTTTAAAAATATAAAAAGTGTTTACATCCGTTTTGCCATACGAAATGTCTAGTCCATCTTCTAACTTCAACTGAATTTTAATATACATTTCTTGTACCAAATCCTGAGCTGTTGGTTCATCTAATCCAAATGATTTACAAATATCAATCCAGTCGTTATTCTTTTTAAAGATCTTTTCCATTGTTTTTTGTACTTCCATAACTACCTTTTAACGGATCATAAAGGAACTCTTGTCCTATAACCTCTGGTAGTCCTGCTGAATTTATCTCAAAGCTAAACGTTTCAAAAGCATACCCTCTACTTCTTTTGCATTTAACAGTAATCCATTCTTTGTTTGTCGTGTTTTGTTCAAGCTGTATTTGTGTCTCACATTTTTTTTCTAGGAACGAACCTAGATGTCCTGTTGGTTTGTCTGATCCAAAATTACTGTGAATGACAGTAACAATTTGAATATGAAAATTAGCAGACCAACTCATTAATTGTTGTACTACTTCATTTGCTTCTTCAATATTATTAACATCATTTACCAAATCAGCAATTCCATCTATTATTAAAAGACCTATATTGTCTTTAGTCTTTAAACAATAATCTATAAATTCTATTCTTGTCTTTGGTGCTAAAGTTCTAAGAGCAAAAGTATGATAACACCCTTTTTCTATTGCTCCTTTATTCATTGACAAAAGCCTTTTCATTGATCTTTGTGAGTGCCATAACCCCTGTTCGGTATCTATATGTAAGAGACACCTTCCGTTTCTATGTCCTTTAATGTTTCCACCAAAATTGTTTTGTCCTGATAAATATACAGAACCTAACAAAGATATAAAAAAAGTTTTCTTTGTTTTAG